ATAACTGCTTCCTGATTATCAACAATACAACCAACACAGAATATCTCAGTGGGTTTTAGACCGTCAGTTTCAATGTCAAACCAAAGCATTAGACTTTCCTTTTTTAAAAGTCATCAGAAACCTCCAAAGGACAGCTAGTCTCCTCCATTCGTCCTGTGTCCTTGTTGTAGTAAAGATAACAGGCAGGGCCAGTAAGACCACTAAAGCGATTCTTTAGCACCCTGACGGTAGTTGTGTTCCTAATATAAGGATCTGCGTTCTGTTGATCTCTTTCTAAACCAATGACCATATCCGATAGCTGTGCAATGGCCGCTGAACCCCTAAGTTCCGCTAAAGATATCTGCCCACCATCCTCATGTGCCTTACCTTGGGGTCTTCTCAGGTGAGACACTAAGAACAAGCCTACACCTGTCTCCTGCACAAGTTTTCTCAGGTTAGTCATAATGGAGTCAATGGCCTTCCTTTCATCATTAACTTCTTGGTCACTCACGACTATGCTTAGATGATCCAGAATAATCCACTTACAGTCTAAACCTCTAGCCATGTATCTAACCCTAGCTAGTAGGTTATCCTCTGAAGTAGATCCCCAATGGTCAAACAAGTACACCCTTCCAGTTCCTAATGTTTTCTCCCAATATGTCCTCTTATCTTCTCTGGTTATATTGTCATTAAGATGTAAAGGTTGATTAGCTTCTATGGACATTAAACCTAAAGCAGTTCTAGGGATATCTTCCTCTAATGCCAATATACCTATATTGTCCTCAGTTGCATCTAGGATGTAATGCTGTAGCTCTCTGACCATTTGAGACTTGCCCATACCGGAACCACTGGTAATTGTGACTAGCTCTCTCTCCCTAAACCCAAAGGTAAGATCATTCAAACATTGCCAAGGATAAGGATAAACTAAGACATCCTCCCTATCCATGAGTAAATCCCAAGTGTCCACACCAGAGATAATCCCGTCAGGCTGATATGTCTTTGCATTCCACCATTCCTTAACAAAGGCAGACACCTTATTCGCCACTAGCATATCGCTAGCGTCCTTCATGGGTAAGGTTACATTCTTAGCCTTGTTGGGTGAAAAGAGATCCAAGACACTCCTAGCTGCATCCTGTCCTGCCTTGTCATTATCAAAACATATGACCACACTCTCAAAAGTTTCAAGATATTCTAGGTTCTCCTTTATATCTCTAACGGCACCACTACAACCTGACCTAATGGAAACCACGGGCCACTTATTATCAAACATCTCACTTACTGATAGGGCATCCTTCTCACCCTCAACTATAGTAATAAACTTCTGTCCAGTTCTAAATTTAGATTGTCCAAATAAACCTACGTTGGTAAAATGACCAGTCGTAGAAAATTGCTTAGAGTCAACTACTCGCACTTTAGTGCCGACAATCTCATCTGTACTTTTATCCACATAAGGATAGTGGTGCTTAACTATTTTACCCTTCGTATCGTATTCTACAGACACACCATATAGCTTCATTGTGTCTTTAGATAGCCTCAACTCTGGAATAGCCGCTATTGTTCCTAGCATCTCTACTCTCGCCTTTTTAGTTGGTGTGTGAGGGACAAACTCAGCATCCCCTTCTTTATCTGCTGTTGCTGCTTCATAATGATGACACCCAAGGGAAAAACAATACCCATGCCCATCCGAATACCTACCAAAATTATCCTTAGAGCCACACTTTACGCATGGCTCATGGTGGGAAAATTTATTGCTCTTTTTCCGTTGGGAAACAACGGCCACTAAAAATCGCCCATGTCGATATCAGCTAAAGACAAGACTTTAACTTTGTTTAGATAAGTAGCAACACCGTGGACTGGGTGAGGATTACCTAAAGTATAAGCAATGCGAAGTTTAGAACCTCTGGTTATATGCCCAGTGAATGGCTTACCTTCACCATCAAAGACAGGGATATCATATTTGGACACAAACTTACGTTGTCCTGTTCCTTCATAATCTTTAACCTTTACACCTTTGTTCTTTAATTCATCTACTACGTCTTCTTCCAAAGACAGTGTAAGGGCATACTTACCTGTAGATTGCCCGTTGTACTCCTCATGCTCACTAAGGTTAACGAATGCTGCACTACCTTCTAATACTGACATATTGATACTCCTAAGTTAGTTAACTTGTTGTTTAAAAAATTAATTACCTAAATGGTAAGATTGGATTATACCATATTTTTACTGCTTTGTCTTATACAACGTCACCTTTTTAAAAATCATCTTCGCCACAATAACTATCCTCTAGTAAATCCTCTATAGTTAACCCGTTGGAAAGTAAGAAAGTTTTCCCACTTTCAACAAGACATAAGGTGCATAAATCATAGTACACCCTAGTGTAGTTATCGTCTTTCCTAACAAGTTCCCGATCATTTAATATACAATTACAGGCTCTACACTTAGACATTTTAATTCTCCTTTAATAGTCCTCTAAAGATGTGTGCTATAACATCTACTGTCCACCCGTTACCTAACATTCTATATCTCTGAGTGTTAGAAACTCCCTCTGTATAACCCTCTGGGACAGTTTGAAGTCTCTCACATTCAAGAGGATCAAGTTTTCTTATACCTGAACCCCTTAATGTAACTGAGGGTATACTACCTCCCCCTGAAGCCGCTCTAAGGGTTACAGATTTATTAAAGTGAACTCTAGGTTTCTTCTCTTTAAACCCACCGTAAATGTTAGACAACATCGGTTCTTTTACATCGCCTAACAAAATGTCTTTAAGAAAAATACCTTTGTCCTTTGGCAGCGAAAGTATAGGAATATTTGTCCAGTATAAGCGTCTACGACTCTGTGCTGATACAAGACTACTATCAATTTCTATAGGCTCAACACCCATATACTTACTGATAATGTCCTGAGATTCTTGTTTCATCTTAACATTTTCTAGCAAGAAATACTTAGGCTGTATTTCTTCCTTAATTCTTATAAACTCAAAAAATAGTTCACTTCTAGGATCATTAAAGTTTAACTGTTTACCTGCAAAACTAAACCCTTGACAGGGCGAACCACCTATGAGAAGACCGATATTTAAACCGTCAGACTGATTATCAGCAATCTTAACATTTCTAATATCTCCAACTTGAACCGTATCTGGATAATTAGCAGAAGAAACTTTAATCGCATACTTATCTATTTCACTCGCATAATACTTTTCGTAAGACACACCCGCGCGATCTAAAGCTATACGTCCACAGGACATACCGTCGAATAAACTTAATACATTCATTTTAATTTTCCTCTTTAATAGTCCTCACTTTTATCCTCTTCCTCTATGTTTTCAAATGCTCGAAGATACTGGTATTCATTCCAGAGACTCACCAATTCGTCTCGTTCCATCTTCCGAAAAACATCTAAATTATGCTGCCAAACTATATCTTTGGCTTCCTGCAATGACACAAACTGCGTGTGATGATCCACAATGGCCTGTAAGGCATCGTTGTATTCAGGGTCATCTGGAATTACGTCATATCCAATTAGGTTTTCTTTAATCTTACTCATAATATATTCCTCATTCATTCCACATAAATTCTACGTTTAATTGTACAGCACTTCCGTTAATAGACACTGGGTTATCCTCTCTCAGCTCATATAGTGCCTTATAATGCTCGTTGAACACAATAATTCTAGTGCTAACCAAAGTCAACAACAATGCTAGGTCATTATTGGTTAACTTGTCGGCTAGATCTTTAATCTCTGCTGCTTGCATAACTACCTCGCTTAATTTTTTAAAGTATAGGTTTCGATAAAAACACTGCTGATCGTTTATGGGCTTCAGTTTCAAATTGAGGCCAAGCATAATCTTTTTCTCGACGTTGTAGGTGCTTATCCAGTATAACATCGGAATACTTTAACGCCGCATATAGACTACTCTGGGGCAGTAAAGTGGCCTCTGCAATCTCCGGCACCGTGTAGAGAAGATGCTTCTTTAGATCTTTATGGCTACTACAGTTCACCCACTCACGCAATTTTTTCGGTTTTCTAGCCCTCATCTTCGTTTTCCCCATATTTGAAGCTATAATCTGCCGTGGTTTGATAATTGTGAAAGTTACTCTCATTCTCACCATCATCATAACCATTCTGCCAACCTTCGTCCGTTACTCGACAGGGCATCTGTGGATTTCTAACCCCCAAATACTCACCCAAACCGACGTATAAAGCACTTTGCATTTTCATACTTCACTCCCTAAGTTATGGATAAAATAATTCTCAGATTGACCAGTGTTATACACGATAATACCAGAGCGCCACAAAATAAAACCGAAAGGCACAGCAGGGTGATAAACTTTTGTTTTCTCTTGTGTTTTTTTTCAAGTTCAAGCATAGCACTGTTCATTATGTACCCCCTCTTTTGTCTTGATTGCCTTTACATATCCTATACACTCTCCGCTGCAAAGTCCTAGGGACTTGCCACAGTTTCCGTCCTGAGTGTCTACCCCATCCACTAATTCTAGCATGATCGGAGAACGCCAACCAGTCCTCGAAATTAGTCAAAGGGATATCTTGTGCTACGTCTCTCGTTAAATCCCAATCAAAGGACACGCTGTAGAGATCACGGTCGCCTGCCATCTCTATAGAGTTAGGTATTGGTGTTGTCATTGTGCAGCCTCCTGATCTTTCCTAAACCAATCAAACGCCCTTTCTTTACACGCCTGTAATTGCTCTTGGGATATCCCTAGACTAACCACAAGAGCATTCGCTTGCTGAATATATACCGATGCATCATCTTCGTCAGTCGCGGACAAAACCAGATATAATGCAAGCGTTAAGCCCTCGGTGTTGTTAAATTCAAAATCTATTTGTTCACTAATCATCTTTTACTGCTCCGTTTTTGAGAAAGATTTACATTTTAATGCGCCAAAAATGGTCTATATTTAGCACTTTTATGCGCTTGTTCACGCTTCTTTTCGTTCACTAGCAGGTTTAATCCAGAGGTAATCGCACCAAAACGGCTCTGAAGCATTGCCCGCGTAGAAATAAGAATCGTCCCAACCGTTACTCGAACATTCAGCGTAATCTTCGTCAGACATTTTCTCGCTATCCATAAAACCCTCGTCAACGGCATAGTCGAGTGCATCTTGCTCGGAATCTCCGTATGCAACGCAAATTAGGCCAAACTCGTGTCCGATTAAATACGCTTTTTGGTCAAATCTAAATCCGTCTTTATTTGCAATTTTCATGCTGTCACCTCCTTATTAAATAATACACCGTTGTATTCGTTGAATAATTCATCAACGCAACGCCTAGCGTCCTCAGACAGGGCCATATACTGCCCCGCTTGTATCATCTTGTGATAGTCGTTGACCCCTTCGCATATACCTTCTTCCAGTGCGTCCTCAACATACTTCCAGTTATCTACTGCCCATTCTCTCAAGTCGGAGTACGTGAATATCGATTTTTTGAAATTATAGGTATCTATATGAGAATCTATGATTTCGTGTAGTCCTCCGTAGCAGTCCAGTAGATCATATAAAACGTCACTGCTATCTATTTTCTCATCACCTACTACTGTCTCTTTTATTTCATCCAGTATTTCATTTTTCATGGTGTCACCTCCCTATCTAAAATTAATTTACGCTCTAAATATTGGAACCCTTTAAAAGAAACATTTTCACGATTACAAATGCGTAACAGTTCGCTGACTCTCTCCGTCTGTGTTAGTCTTCTAAGCATTTCTTTAGTGCCGTAAAGGCAGTCAAACTCAACTTGTATCCTGCCTAATTTAACTGCTGATTCGCTGAAACTCATGCTGTCACCTCCTTAATGCTTTTTAAGGTTACCTTGTTATAATGCTCACCAATCCTTGCTACTACCTTTTTATTAAGATAGTTACCGATGGAATAACCCAACAAAGAGTCTATAGGCGTGTATACTTTTAAGCCATTAAGCATAAATGAATAGCGAGGGTTTCCGTAGTAGCTAGTATCTACGTGCGTAATGTCTTTGATGGCTCCGATGTGCATTTCAATGTTTTTCATGGTGTCACTCCTCTTTGTGTTGAATAAATACAATAAGAACCACTGTTGCCAGTGGCTCCGATGTGCTTACTCAGTGGTTGGGAAGGGGCCAAATATATTCAGCATTACGACCAACGACCTTACCCTTTAGCTTGACCGTTAGCTCGTAAGGGTCATAGATGTGACCGGAGTCGAGCTTCCAACTCCCGTTGTTTGTAGCTTCAAGCACTCTTGCAAGCAGTGCCGTGAGTGCTCCGTCTCTTCGTGTCCAATAGACTTCGATTAACATAATGTGCCTCCGCAGGCTTAGTAAATAAATTCAATATAGACATATTACCCAAAGGTTCCACCAGTGTACAATGATTTATATTCATACTTAAAATTAAGTTTATGTCTTTTTGGTATAGCTTCTTACTTCCTTTTATACACTTGTAGTTATACATTGTTGAACTATTGGTTATCCAGTGTTGGACTATTGGTTATCCAGTGTTGGACTATTGGGTACTTCATAGGCACTCACATGTAAACCAGTAGTTCTACAAATGTCTGCCCCATGTATAACCTGTGGATAACTTGACACCATTTGGTCTGACCAATGTATAACCTGTGGATAACTTATGTATAACCTGTGGATAACTTATGCCCCCGAGGGGGACTGGCGGCTATAGAT